CGACCTCGTTGTCCGCCGACGTCAACAATTGGTCGATCGGGACTGGCGATATTTTTCGCGTGTCGGGATCGGCTGCATACAACATCACCGGCATCGCCGCAGGGGCCAGCGGGCTGGCGATTCTCCTCCTTAACGTCGGCAGCTTCGCCCTGACGCTGAAGCATCAATCAACGTCGTCCACGGCCGCCAATCGATTCACCGTGCCGTGGGCCGGTGATTTCGTGTTGGCAGCGTCTGGCGGGGCTGCCGTCCTCGTCTACGACGCGACCTCATCCACATGGCGAGTGGTCTAATGCTGTCCGCCAGAGCCGCAGGGACGACGATCCATCACGAGGCCATTGATTGGGCCAAGCGGACCTCGTCAAACGGCGGGACGATCTCTACGACGGTTCTGCGAGCCGTCTCCGACTTCTGTGCGGCCATCGACCGAGGCTCTATCCGCGACCGATTTTTGAGGCTCAACTTATTCGCTGGCGGGAATCTCTCAGGCGCTCTTGTCCCGCTCTATCGATCCACCTATTACGGTGGGACCGTTATTGGAACCGCGACTGACACTAATGAAAACTTTGTCAGCAGTGACTATGCGGAGACGGGAGTGTCAAGCGGAATATTGGGTAACGGGACAAACAAATCCCTTAACCCAGGAGTGTCATTGAATGCCATCGGAACGATAGCCAATATGCACATGGCATTTTCCGGTGTTGGGGTCGAGACTGGAACAAATGCTGGAATTGGCCGAAAGTGCTTGGTCGGCTTGTATGGTGGCGCATCGGGAAACACTGCACTTATTTTTGCTGCCGGAGCAACTGGGCGCGTAGGAATTTTAGGGAGCTCAACTCTTCAGGGGGCTTCTCTTGCAACGGAGTCGTTGATTATTGTTTCGCGGTCATCAACGACTGCGAAAATGTATCAGGGCGGATCGCTTGTATCGAATGTCTCCGATTCGACGGCAAACGTGGCTAGTACTTTTCCATTGCGAATATTGGCGATGACCAACGCTTCTGGAATTCCGGTTGAGTATAGCGCGGCTCGATGCCAGTCGTATTCTCTCGGTCTTTCGCTAACCGACACGCAAGCCGCAGTGTATTCCAGTGCAATGTCGGCTTTCCGCGCGGCACTCGGGAGGGCGTGACGATGCTCCTCCGCGAATTGTCGCTGCCAATTTCCGACGCCGAGGCCCGCGGCTTCGCGCTCGTTTTCTCGCCCGCCCTTGCCGCAAGGCTCGGCCAACTCCACGCCGCCCACGGCTCGACAAACTGCGTCCCTGTGCCGTCGATGCTGACCGATGGGCGGTTGATGCTTTCGGCCGACGTGCTCACCGAAGTCGCGCCCGGCGGGTTGCTGGCTGAAATGTGGGACCACGCCGACAAAACCGTTCTTGGTGCCGCTGTCGAAGTGGTTGCGTGGAACGATGCACTGGCACTGTTGCCGCCGCCACCCGTTTACATTTGGGGTTGATCATGTTGGAAATCGCTTCCGATCCCGGCATTGTTGCCGCCGGTGGCCACCCTCGTTCTCCGAAATGGCCGGCGTGGCTCAAGGCGTTCCTCAAAGGGAAGACGTGCGTCTGTTGCGGGTCAAAAGGACCGCTGACCGGGCACCACAAAATCCCGTACCACATCGCCCCGTCCCTCGAGCTCGACCCAACCAACGTCCGCCCGGTTTGTGACGGCACCGATTGCCACCTCGTCATTGGGCACTTCAAGGATTTCAAGCTCTACAACGAGAACTTCGATGCCGACGCGGCGGAGTATTTGAAGAAGCGGATGGCAACGATCGCGAAACAAAGGGGCTGACTCCATGGGCAAGTTCACCGACACCGCCAAGGCCGTCCGCAGCTACGTCGCCGCGATGCCGCAGCTCGCCGGCGTGCCGGTCGTGATCTCCTACGACGAAGAAGTCGACCTGTCGAAGATCGGCACGACAACTGTCGTGATCGCCCCGCGGACGATCCGGCCGAACACGGCCGCCCGGAGCGCGTCGATCCGCGAGCTCGAGTTCAACGTCTACGCCGCGATCAAGGTGTCGACCCTTGACGAATCCCACGCCGCGGCCGACCTGGTCGAGGCGATGCTCGACCGCATCGAAGGGGGAGCCTGGCGGTCGGTGGCCCCGGAAGGCGTCGCGTTCATCGAAGCGTCGCTCCTGCTCGGCAACGAATCGTCCATCCTTGAGCTCGGGCTGTTCCGAGCTGAGATCACCGCGACCTACAAGGTGGCTCGGGGGCAGCTCTGATGCGGACGACCGTGTCTCTGAAGATGTTTCTCGACCGTCCCCACGTCATCAAGAAAATCGGCGAGGGGAGGGCCCGGGCACTGCGCAAGGCTGGGGCGATGGTCTACCGATCGAGCCAGAAGAGTTTCGCGGTGCGGAGACGACGCAAGCAGACCAACCGGATCATCGGACGCTTCCGCGGGCTCCCGTTGGTTGAGCGCCGCACCCGCACGCCGACGCCAGGGAAGATCACGACCTGGCCGGGCCCGCGGAGCTCCGGCGGGTACATGCGATCGATGCTCGGGTTCGCGTGGGACGACACCTCGAAGACGGTCGTCGTGGGGCCGCGGAAGATCGCCTGGCTGGCCCGGCTCCACGAGTTCGGCCTGACGCAGGTTCAGCGTCTTTACCTCCGCTACGGCGGCCGTGCGATCTCCTACGAAAAGGCCACCGGCGGCAAACCCGGACGGGGGAAGGCGAGGGGAACCAAGGGAAAAGCCTACGTCGGCACGTTCATTACGCCGGCCCCGTCCGCTCCGTCGTTCAAGGCGACCGCTGTCACCCGGACAGTAAGGGTCCGCGCGTCGGAGTTCATGGCAAAAGGGCTGGCAAAAGTTCGCGCCAAGATCCCTGCAGTATTTCGCGGCCAGATCCGCGGCCCGTGATCGTCGCGCCGGGGCCCCTGTCGCTTTTTTCGTCTCACTTGTGATACGTTCAGCCTCACATTCCATTCGACCTCGAAAGGACGCTCTGACATGGCGATCACGTACACGCTCGGAAAAGACGCGACGATTACCGGCGTCACGAACACGAACGTCCGCAACGTGACTGTCACCATCGAGGCGGCTCAGGTCGACAAGACCGCGCGCGGCTCCACTTCAAGGAAGTTTCTGACCGGCTTGAAAGACGCGACGGTTGAAATCGACATGATCGACACGCCTCCCACTGCCGGAGCGATCCTGACTATCGCTCATGCCAACAGCGGTCTCAGCGGCGATTTTGTGGTCACGAACGTTCAACGTCAGGAGCCGTTGGAAGACATCGTCGCGTGGAACGTGACCGCCAAGATGAAGAAACACCCAACCGTTACTCCGTGACCGAATAGTTAACGCCTCAACCCACCCATCCACAACCATCACAAGCATCAGGGAGGACGGCCATGGCAGTCGGTCTCGGCAAGGACGTGGTCAGCGCGTACACGGGCATCACGAACGACAACATCATCGACGTGACGGTGACCGACGAAGCGGAAACGGCGAAGATCACCGCCCGCGGTTCGGCCGGCTGGAACGAGTACGCTCCGACCTTTCTCAACCAGACGGTAGAGGTGAAGTGCCTGGCTCACTCGCTCACGGTCGGCGCGGCGGTCGGGGCCCTCGTCGTGACGAACATCGTCACCAGCGAGCCGCTCGACGAAGCCGTGACCTACGACATCACGATGAAGAACACCTGATCGACAGCCTTGACCGAGGGGGGTGACTGATGTTCGTCCTCGGCAAGGACTGCACGATTTCGGTCGGGACCTACGTCGCCAACGCGACGGTTCGGGACGTCAACTGGAACACCTCTGCGAAGACCATCGAGTTTCAGCCGTTCGGCCAGCGAAAGGTTTGCACGCACGCGGTCGGCTACAGCGTGTCCCTCGAGCTGACGTGCGTCGAGGACCCGGGGATGCAGTCGCCGCTGCAGAACGGCGAGAAGGTCGTCGTCACTTCGGATTCGGGGTACGGCGGCACGTTCACGATCACCAACGTCGCACGAAGTGAGCCGCTCGACGGGCTCGTGACAGCGGCAATCCAACTGGAGCAGGCGGCGACATGAGTGCATTTCGGGACGGAAACAACCGCGAGTGGACGATCGCGATCACCTGCGGCTCGCTCAAGCGGATCGAGCAGCACGCGAAGTTTGACCTGGCCGACCTGGACAACGGCAAGGCGTACCAGATTTTCGCCGGTGACCACCACCACCTGGTAGACGTCCTCTGGCCGCTGCTCAAGGGCCAGTGCGAGGCGAAGGGGATCACGCAGGACGACCTTTCCGACTCGATCTGGGGAAAAGCGATTGAAGACTCCATCGCAGCGATCAAGGAGTCGCTGCTCGATTTTTTCCCGCCGAGCCGCCGGCCACTCGCCCAGGCGGCGGTGACGAAAGTGGAAAAGGAGCTGAAATTGGGCGTGGAGCTGGGCATTGCCAGAATCGAAAGCGACCCGATCGTTACGGACAGTGGTGGGATCGCGCTTACAAGTGCGCCGGAATCCTCAGCGTCAACCCAGACGACTGGACCCTCCGAGAGCTGTGCGCCGCCCGCGACGCCTGGCTAGACGAACGCTGGATGCAGACCGGCTCGATTGAGTCGGTCATCGCCAACCAGCACCGCACCGGAACGCCGGTCGATTTCTACCACTTCCATCCCTACATGAAGCGGCCATCGACCGCGCGAGTCCCGACGGCTGGCGAACTGAAAGACATCTTCTCGGGGGGCGGTAAATGTCAGCCGGGGCAATCAGAGCAGGCCGGACGGTAATCGAGATCGGCGCCGATCCAAAGGCGTATCTCGAGGCCCTCGACCGGCTGAAAAAACACATTCGCAACGTCGGCGTCCAGATCAACAACGCCGGCGTGGCGATGGTCGGTCTGGGGGCTGCAGCCACCGCCCCGTTTATCGGTGCCCTCCGGCAGTCGGCGTCGTTCCAAGACACGATGGCGGCCGTCGCGGCCATCACCGATGCCACCGGTGCCGAGTTCGACGCGCTCAAGAAGAAGGCCCTCGACCTCGGGGCGACCACCTCGTTTTCGGCTCAGCAGGTTGCCGAGGGGATGCAGGCGCTGGGGCAGGGTGGCTTCTCGGTCGAGGAGACGCTGAAGGGCATCGACGGGGCCCTTCTCCTCGCTCGGGCCGGGATGCTCGATCTGGGGCAGGCCACGAGCATCACCGTGGCGATCCTCCGATCGTTCTCGATGCCGACGTCCGAGGCGGCCAAGGTCGCCGACGTGCTGGCGAAAGCAGCCAACTCCTCCAACGCCTCTGTAGAGTCGCTCGGTGAGGCTCTGTCGACGGTCTCCGGCATCGCCGCCGGGGTCGGGGCGTCGCTGAACGAGGTGACGGCCGCGATCGGCACGCTGGCGGATCGAGGCATGGACGGCACCAACGCCGGCACCGCCCTGCGGCGAGTATTCATCGGGCTTTCCCAGGAGCAGGCGAAACTCAAGGACCTTGGCGTCGAGGTGAAGGACCCGAAGAGCGGGAAGCTCAAGCCGCTGGTCGCGATCATCCGCGATCTGAAGCAGGGGCTCGACGCCGCTTTTGGCAACGACGAAACGGCCAAGCTGTCGTCGCTGACGAAGATCTTCGACGTCTTCGGTGCCAACGCCGTCTACCAGCTGATGGGGGCGACCGATTCGCTCGAGGCGCTCACCGGCACGCTCTCCAATTCCGACGGCGCCGCGAGGAAGGCCGCCGCGATCATGGACAACACCCTCGGTGGTTCCTTCCGGCTCCTGCGGTCGGCGGTGGAGTCGGTGGCCCTCGGCGTCGGCGACCAGCTCACGCCGGCGGTGCGGGAGTGGTCCGGTTACCTGACTCGTTTGGCGGCCGGGATCGCGACGGCGGTCGGCCGCAACGGCGAGCTCGTCGTGACAATCGCCAAAACGGCGGTCGGGGCGGTTGGGGCAGGGGTGGCAATGCTGGCCCTTGGCACCTCGGTCCGAGTGGTGGCGTTCGGCCTGGGCGGGTTGGCGATGGCAGCCAAGACGGCTCTCGCTCCAATGTCGATCGCCGTGTCCGTTTCCAAGGGCCTTGTCGGCGCGTTCCTGGGGGTTGCCAAATCCATCTGGCAAGCGGTCGCCGCAACGTTCGCTTATGTGGCGAACGTGGCTACCGTGATCGCGACCAACGTCCTGCTGGCCGGATCCACAACGGCCGCGTGGCTGGCAGCACTCTCGCCGATTGCCGCCGTTGGTGTGGCGATCGGTGCAGTCGCAGTTGTTGCGGCTGGTGTGTCTGGAAAGCTGTCGGACATTGGCTCCGTTGCCTCGCAGACCTTCGGGAGAATGGTTTCCGGATTGGGTGCGGTCGGAGCCGACGCCCGAAAGATGTTCGGCGAGCTCGCCGGCGTCGCCACCACGACGTTCCAGGGAGTCTCCGACGCCATCACGGCCGGAGAACTGTCGATTGCTTTCGACGTCCTCTGGGCGGGCCTGCAGGCATCGTGGGCGACCGGCCAGAACACCGTCATGGGCTACGTCGACGGCTTCGTCGAGTACGTCCAGAACGCCTGGGGCAACCTCCAGACGGGGCTGATCGAGGCCTTCATGGGGAGCACCGACGGCATCTCGGGGATGTGGGAATCGTTCACCACCGGCCTTTACGACATTTGGACGGGGGGCGTCGACAAGATTGTCGAATACTGGAACGCAATCGTCGGGCCGATCAAGCGCGTCATCGATTCGATCATGTCGTACTTCGACGGCTCGATGGACTACGAGCAGGTTGCCAAGAACGCCAAGGCCGCCAACGAAGCCGCGAAGACCGCCCGGGCAGGTCGCACCGGCGACCGGAAGCAGGAGCGGCAGGGCATGGCCGACGCCGCCACGGCAAACCTTGAAAAGACCCGCCTACGCGCCGGCGGGGCGAAGGAAGCCGCCGAGCTCGTCGTGCGTGCCACTCAGGCCGCCACCGCCGACGAGCTTCGGGCGATCGAGGACCGCGGCAAGGAACTGCAGGCCGAAGGTCTCGTCACGAAGGAGCAGTACGACCGCGTGTCCGGGGCTGTCGACGACCAGACGCTCGAGCTCGACCGGACCCGGGCGATGAAGGCCCAGCAGGATCA